ATGCAATCGTAAAAGTATTTACAACAAAAATTGATATCAAAGGATTTGAAGTTCCACTTGGAGCAGCTGCAATAGGATTATGGGGTCTTATTAAAGTAATTGGTGGATTTGGTTTAGCACTTCAAAGAGCAACTGCTGCAGCATTAGGATTCGGTGCAACTGCTGGAAAAGGAGCAGGTGGTGCAATTGGTGGTATATTCTCACTAATAAGAAGTGGAATCTATTATGCAATTGGTGCAGCTATTGCTGCTTATGTTGGAGCTGAAGCATACAATGCATGGAAGAAAAAGAATCCTGATTTAGATGAAAGTGGTCAACCAATTGATCCAAAGTCTCAGTTGAATGATAGATCAATTCCTGGTGCATACGATCAACAAACTGGTTATCTAGATTCTGGAAAGATTGCAGTTGGAGCAGCAGAAGCAACAGGTGGTCTTGTTGCAGGATATGGTGCTTATAAAATGATTAAAGCAGGAGGATCAATGAGAACAGTTCCTTCAGTTCCTGTTTCTCCTGGTTCACCAACTCCAACTAGTGGTTTTCCTAGAGGTTCAGCTCCGACAATAACTACAGCTGCATTACCTGCTTCAGAATCTAAAATAATAACACAAAGAGCGGGAAGTGGTCCTAGAGATTATGAAAGAATGCGTTCTATGGGACAAGCAGCTGAAGGAATGTATGCTGGAAAAAGAGGGCCATTACCACCAAAAGACGTTTCAATGCTAGAAAAAGTAATGAGTGGAATTAAAAAACTTTATGCTAAAGGTGTAAGTGTTGGTATTAGATTTATTGAGTTTGTAACCCCAAAAATAGCTGCTAGATTAGGTTGGAGTGTTGCAGGAAAAGCAGCTGGTGCGATTACAGCCATTGGTGCAGGAGCAGCTGTAATGGCTACTGGTTTTGGTGTTGCAGCTGGTTATGCTTTAACTACTTTAGGATGGGCACTTATTGCAGCTGATGTTTATTTCTTGTATTCTTTAATACAAGATTTTATGAAATCTGAAGGAATTTCTGATACATCACCAACTCGATCATCGTCTGGTACAGTAGATTACAGTCCTGATTTTAGAGATCAAATGGTTCAAGGAGCTAATAGATCCAGAGAAGAATCTATCGATACTGGTGACGCTAGAGCTATGGCTGAAAACTATCTAGGTAGACCAATGAGTGATAAAGAATGGAGCGAATTGGTTCGTGCAACATCAGCTGAAGGAAGTGGAAAAAGTACAGAAGAATATGCATATATTATGGCAGCAATTCTAAATCGTTCGAGATCAAAAGGCGGAAAAGATATTTCGCAAATATTAAGAGAACCAAATCAGTTTGAAGCTGTTACTGGAGGAAAAAATCCTAAATGGAATTCAGGTAAAGTTTCACAAAAAGATTATGATATGATTACATCTGGAACTGCAATTCTTGGTTCTATCGGTCATAACTTAGATTCATTCGGTTCTTCTAATTTATCTGCATACGGAAATAAAGAAACTGGAAAAAAACATCTTGCTAATCTACTAAACTCTGGTGGATTTGCATTAGGCGGTTCTACGTTTGGATATGGATTATACACTGGTGTAAGACCGTCAATGAATACAACATCTGGAGAATTGAGAAACGATTCCAGAAGAATGAACGACATGGAAAGACTTCGTAAAGAAGCCGAACAAGATTTGGATAGAGGAAAGATTGTTAATATAATTGGTTCGTTCAACACAGAAACAAGTAAAGGAAAATCAGACTCAGCACCTTCATCTCCAGTTGCAGCACCTTGGAATGAAGAAATGTTCTTCGAAAACATGGCTAAGTCAGTATTTGGATAATAAAAATCCCCGCCGCAGCGGGGATCCCAAGACTTAAGATAAAGGAGGTTTTAGTCTTGTGCTGCTAACGATTTGAAATAATCCAAATCATCATCTTCGTCTAACGACGGAGATTTCTTCTTCATAACAACTTCAACATCATCATCCAAATCTGGAGATAGAGTTGTCATTGCAGGTGTAATATGTTCTGCTCTTGTTTTTGGAGCAGGACTTCCACCATCAAATCCCAACACTTTGTCAAGTTTTGCTTTAAGCACATCATAAGATTTAAAGTGTTTAGGATCGATCAAATCTTTCAGAGAGAATGACTTCTTCCAAATAGATTCAATCTTTGCGTCATCACCATCAAACAATGCTGATGGAGATTCAAACTCTGATTTGTCATAGTTACGATAACCTTCTACATTACGAATCTTCAGTTTAAAGTTTGCACCTTCCCAGAAGTCGAATGGATTAACTGCTTTCTCATCCTCGAATTGTGGATTCATTGCTTCGTTAATCTTATCAAAGATTTTCTTACCAAACTTGTACAGTTTGATTTGACCTTCGTTCTCTGGATTCTTTGGATCAGAAATGATGAGAACGTTTGCGATATAAACTAGACGGCGTTTTTGTTTACGTGCAATCTCTTTGTTTGCTTCGATACCAGAATTCCAAAGTGTAGAATTATACTCTGAAACTGGATCTTTTTGACCAAGAGTAGTTAGTGAGTTTTCGATATACCAACCACCTGGTCCTTGGAATCCGTGATTGAATAGTTTAACCCATGGAAGTCCATCATCACCATCAACTGCTGGTGCATCAAGAAAACGAATGATAGCCATTCCGTTACCTGCTTTATCTACTTCAGGTTGCCAGAATCGTGTATCTTCTTTGGAATTTTCTTGCGGTTGGACTGTATCTTGAATTGCCTTAGTAAGTTTCTCTAAGGAACTGCGGTTCTTTTTGAATTTAGAAAAGTCTGACATTGTATTCTCCTCGTATAATTGTATGTCGTTGTATAAGCATCTTATTCACTTGTATCATTATATACTAGTATATAGTCATCTTACAAGCTTTCTTCATCATCTTCGCCGTAAAAAAAGTCATGTGCTTTTTGTGTTGCTTCTTCTATTGAAGCAGCAATCACTTTGACTAATGCCACATTGTTGTTGGTAATATAGATATCGAATGGCGATCTACCACGAAATGCAAAATTGTCAGGCAAATCTATCCAAACTTCATATTCTTCTAGATTTTTAATTCTGTCAATCACTTGTTTTATGTCCATCGGTAGACTCCTGCAAATCGTTATCTAGTATTTCATTGTACATTATTCGTTTAACTTTGTCAATACGATCTTGTTTATTTTTCGCACCTAATATCACTATAACGTGGCGATGAACTTCATAATCATCTTCTTTCGGTGTTTGTTTTATCCATCTTGATACTTTATCTACTACACCTTCTTCTCTTACCACTTTCTCTTTCTTTTCAACCATCAATGCAACGCACCATCCTGCAGGATTAGTGAATCCTGTTTTACTGATAATGATCTGGTCGAATTCAAATAGTAATGGTTGATTAGTATTCTTTAATGCGATAGTGCGAATACGTTTCTTGTATTGTGTTTCAAACAATGCTTGTTTCTTAATACTTGTTTCACGTATCACAGAATAATATGATGCTGCGATAACCATATTTGTTATATCGGTTGCGGTACTCGTATTCTGTACGCTTAGACCAGTAGGATCCTTGAAGTATGTACTCAACATACCGATCTGCAATGCTTTGCGATTCATTGCATCGATGAACTTCTTTCTACCACCAGGATAATCAGATGCGATTGTTTCAGCAGCACCATTATCACTACGAATCAACATGGCATGAAACAAATCATTGCGTGTATATTTGCGTTTGGGCAAGGATGTACTAGCCAGTGGTTTTAGTTCTACCAGACGATTCAGATCATCATCATAATCAAGTGATACCATTGCAGTCATCAACTTGGTTATACTGGCTAGTGGACGTACATCGGATATTTTAGAATTATATTCAATCTTATTCTTACTGACATCCATGTGAATCACAGAGGGTTCTTTTGCAAATACACTCGCAGATGCCAGTGCAAATAAAATGAGTATTTTTTTCATTGTAGTATTTCTTTGAGTTTAAGTTTTAGCCTCACCTCATCGAATGATATAAATGGTTCATATTTAACTATACGTTTTCTGATACCAGGCCAACGAATAGTTTCTGCAATACAATCATCCCAAGATTTGACAAATCCGAGAATCATGTCAAGTACACATAGAGTTTCAATTTGAACTTCTCTACGTAAATACTTCAGTAACAGTGGTGGATAATCTCCATCTTTACAACGCATCAGAGCATTCTTATCTTCAACACCTTCAAAAACATTTTTAATATCGTTCTCAAAACTGTAGGTTAGTGATTGTAATACTTTTTGACGGCGCATGTAATTATCATATGCACCATCGTTGAGCAAATCACCAACCCACATTTGATCGTTTTCGACAAAGTTCGCAACAAGAAAGTTTTTCATATCTTCCTTGTTTGGATACTTGCGTGACAGTTTGTAGAAATGATACTTGTCTTTTCGACGTTCAAACGAATCAACACTCACATTACTTTTACCATTGTACTTAAAGAAATCGTAATTTCCAGTAAAATGTAATTTTAATGCATTGTAAAGTTGGAAGGTTTCATAAGCAGTAATCATATAGGTAATTTATTGGTCTTGGGTAATAGATTCAA